GTTGTGGTAACAGTTGTAAGTCCAACAATACCCTCAACTTTAACCTCAATGGGTTCGTAGTTAAACTCGTGAGTTCCACTACCCACAGACCTTAAATCAATAAACTCTCCTGCGTTGTAATATTGTGCTCTGGTAGTTGATCCAATGCCAACTTCAGACAGATAGAATTGATTATCGTCATAAGAAGTGACATAGTAAGACTGAGCAGTAGAGAGACCTAAAATCTCATTTCCAGTCGTCTCATAAGTGACAATATCTCCACTCTTATATCCGTGGTCTCTGATATTGACTAAGTTGTTAGCAGTGTTAATCCCAGTTGTAGCAACCTTTCTCAACTTATTTTCATAGTTCTCGCCACTGTCAATAACTCTAATAGAACCGACTTTCTTTCTAAAGTCAACAGTTCTGAGAGTATGACCACCAACACCATATGATGTCAGGTCAACTACATTTTTGCCGGTTACAGCATCAGTCTGAGTTTTATAAAGTTTGACTCTAAATGCGTCAACAACACCAATAAAATACTCAGAGTTGCTCTCAAGACCACCAATTGGTGTCAGACCGTTTGTTTCGTAAAATACATGCTCACCATCTCTAAATTTGTGTAGTTCACCAATTGCAATAGTGTTGAGAGGTAAGTCAACTTGGTTTGCAGATGCAATTGAGTTAAATGTAACATCGTAAATAAACTCTGCAAGAGTTGCCTCTGTCTTTGCGCCAGTTCCATTACCTCCAGTAATTGTAACTGTAGGAAATTCCAAGTAATCGGAACCTGGGTCAATAACTTCAATTCTTACAAGTCCACCTTTGACAGACACACTACCAGTTGCTGCACTTCCAACACTATCAGAAATATTCAGTAAAGGTGGGTTGATGATATCATATCCATCTCCTTCAGCAATAACTTCAACAGTATTAATGCTACCAAAGGAAACATTATCTTCACCTTTATAACTTCCAACCTCAACACCATTAACCAACATACCTACTGGTGTTGATTTGATGTCAACAATCGTTCCATCATTAACTGGATCAGAGATTTTTCTCAATAAACCCTGTGGTTGTAAGGATTTTCCCTTATATCCAAATTTAACCAGTCTTGCATTTGCTGAGGAACCTTTTATCTCAATAAAGTTATTTGTTGAGATATTTGGTCTACTTACAGCAAGTTTGATGGTTGTATTATCAACTACTTTGACAAAATATACTCCAGCAGCGCGAGAGAATCCATCGCCAATCAGATTTACAGCATCTCCAGTCATAAATGGATGAGAACCAATGTTTAAGTTCTCTCCACTAAACGTACCAGAGAAACTAACGCTATAATTTTCAGGAGCAAGAGATTGATTGGGATAACATGGAATTGAGTTTGACGCAACATATACATCATCATTATTCAGATATGTATTCTGAACATTTGTGATGAAATTTGAGATATATGGATAATTTGTTGAATCACCCTTAGACAGACTTCTTGTTACAGTGTAAAACTTGGAAGGATCCAGTGTTGAACCAGAAACTACAAAAGTGTTTGAAGTCTTTATTTGGTCAACAGTAAAAGTTGTGCTAGTTGAAGTATTGTCGGTAAGAGTTACAGTATCTCCAAGCAAGATTCCATTATCATCAAAAGTTTTTACATCATAAGTCAATGCTGCTGATTGCGCGGTGATACTTTCAATAGTAAATGTTGTTTTGTGGTTATATTGCCAAACTGTTGACTTTTTACTCTTATCAAAATCACCTAAAGTCTTGATTTGGATCTTATCACCCTTATTGGTATAGTAAACATCCTCTGGGATTACCAGTTCCTCCAGAACGGCACCTATACGGACCTGTACGGGGTCTGCCTGGGCAGAAGAGGTATATCCATAAGCAACGAAGTTTTGACGTAACTCCTGGTCATCAGACATTGCCTGAGTTATACCAGATACATCGAAGAATTGGTTAGTTGACTTAGAAAGGTACTCTAAAACCTGGGATGTTCCATTATGTAAAATTGCAACAATCTCACCAGTCGCAGCAAATCCAACGGTTGAATCAACATCAAGAACAGTTGCTCCAATAGAGACAGAATTAAGCAATTCGGTCTTAGGGTTAACAACAAATGTACCCCTGATTGAACCACCCTCTACATCAATATCTTTATTGTAATCTGAGTCTAAACTAATCGTGTAATATGTCTTTTCTCCACGTTCAATCTTCTCAACTTTACTGATTGAACCACTTGCTCTCTTATTATATTGATCAGCATCCTGAAAAAGAGTCTTATTAAACAAGAGTTCGGGGTTACCATCAACTGCTTCAACAACTAAGTTGTTTACAAGTTGATAACGAGCATCTGATGGAATAAACAGGTAATCGCTAGGTCGAATTAACTCAACATCCTTGCCATAGAGAGCACGAAATAAAATCTCATAGGATTGCTCTGTACCTTTAGAGACATAAAAACTATCTGCCTCTTTAAGGAAGAGACTCTGGTCTAATCCTTCATATAATTTTCTATCCTCAAACCCCGGAAGTATCTGTCTCTTGAGTTTTTTCAAAAACTCTTGTAAAAACAGAATACTCAGGTTATTAATTGTTGAACCACTTGAATGTTCTGCAGTATCTGTGGCAGAAAATATAAGTTCGTCTGATTTATTAGGTGCTCTGTAAGAAGTGATACCACTAAATCCTCTTACACAACCAGTAAAGGAGTTTGTAGTGATACCAGTATATGTAATGATCTCAGAGTCAATCTGTATGATACCGTATTGACTCGGGAACCCCTCTGTAGAGTCAGTCTTAAGCGTCGTATCGAAAAACGAAATAGAACTTCCTAGAGACGCTTGTGTAACTAAGTTTGTAAGGTTGTCAACCTTAACATATTGATCAATGTTATTAATAATGTTTGCCGGAAGACTTTGAGAGTCTTGCGACTTGTAATATTCCTCTAAAAACTCTGCGGCAAGAGGATATGATGCTCTTACAAAAGATGGCAGCTGGCTCTCGACAACCGTGCTGATTTTAACCCCTTTATTGACCATGATTTACTTCTAGTTTCTGATAAGGCTGCCAGTTTTCCCACAACTTGCTGTTTTAACAAAGTTCGATCCAGAGATATCTGCACCGGAAGCAATGTTATCAGCTAACATATTAATTGTGCTATTATTAATATCTAGTTGCAGATATAACTCCTTTTTTCCGATGACATCATTGGAAGAAGGTTTTGCAGAGACCTCGATAATTGGTCCCTCCGCATTAGATTTAACTGCTGATTGAATCTTGATTGGAGCAAGCAAAACTTCGCCCTTAACATAATCAACAGTTCCGATATTTTTGAGTAGAATAACTGCATCAGTATCTGTATCAACCTTAAACAAGAAGATTGATCCAGTCTTAAGATCTTGATTTGGAGTGTCGGAGAAATATACAGTATCAGCAATACCAGTGACATTAAATCCTGAAGTTTTTATATTGTGTCCATTTGGATTTACACAGAATGAGTTTCCAAAGCAAATCTCGTATTCAGCAAAGACTCTTAGTTGTGGAACCAAGTCTCTTCTGATATTGATGTTTGTAATGTTTGAAGTAATGGAGTTATCAGACTCGTCAATTATTCTTGTAAACCTACTATACCTAAATTTGGAACCGTATTTGTTGAGTTCTGTAGAATTTGCATAATCTTCGACATTTTTAGCAACTGCTGCTTTTACATATGCCGCATTTGGCGCGAGAGATGGGTTAAAGTAAGCGGTTGTATCAAATTCAACGTAAATAAACTTGGTATCAAGGATAATTGGAGTAATTCCAGAAATTTGATACTGCTTAAGTTGCTCAATAAGGTTATCTTTGACAGAGTTTGACAAATATTGACCGTTGATTGGTTTAATTGAGATGAAAACTCGTCCAAATTGAGGTGGATTTAACACTTCACCACCAAAAGCAGAAATTGACTCAACCTCTCCGTAGATTTGAGGGATGATTGCCTCATAATCCATTGCTGTAACTGCTCTATCAGCAGCAGCATAACTCTTTGGAGCAAATTTTCGGATAGAATCGACTGATTCAATTTCCTGACCACCTGATGATGATGAGTTTGTAGTCAATGCAGAGATGTCAGAGGTTACAACCGTCGCATTATTATCCAAAATGCGTCCAGCATAACTGAAATTGGAGATATCGTTACCATCTTCACCGTTTGAGACGGTGTAATTTACTTCGATGTAGTTATTGTTGTCTAATTTTCTGCCAAAAACACCATCTCCAAAGAAAAGTTCGTATCTTTGGTTTGAAATCTCTTGCAAAAAGTATACATTTGACGTTGAAGTGACCTGAAAGAGGTCATTTTTCAAATTGTACTTGACAAATGAGTTACTTTGTTGTGTTGGATAGACTCTTACGTCAAGATTTGACGTGTCAACGTCTGGATTTCCAAGTTCAAACCGTTGATTTGGAATATTAATGTCAACTGTAAAATTTTCGGTGATATAATTGCCTTCAAAAATCGTGATATTGTCAAAAGATGCGATTCCATTTACAACTGGGACGGTAATGTCCGCTGGAATCGTGAATACAAACGACTCATTTCCAAATTTTTGCCCTGAAGTTGCAACAATTCCTGCTTTGAGTGTCAAAGTCAGAGGATTTGATGATAATGTAGAGGTATCAACAAAGAAAGATACGTTTGCTTTTGCAGATCTTCGTGATCTTGGCAGATATCCAATGTTTCTTGCAAGAGAAACTACGTTTTCTCTCAACGTAGCACTATCAATAAACACCTCATTACTGAGCATGTTTGCATTAAACGACGTAATGTACGTGTTATAGGCAAGCGTGTCAATAATGACCGAGAGATTTGATCCCTCAAAGTCATAATCAGTAAAATTTGAATTAGATTTGATATAATCCTTGATGGATTGTTTTATTTGATCAAAATCTAAATTAGCGAACTTAACTAGAGGCATTTATATCTACCTTATTTTAGTGAGTGGAAATGATAGAGATTGTGCTGCAGCATTAATGCCAACAATTTCGTAACTGACTGTCATGACAAAGGCATTATCATCGGGTCTCGGATCAACCTTGACTTCAATGAGTCTCACTCTTGGTTCATATGTATTAATTATATTCTCAGCCGATGCTTGAAGCTGAGTTGCAGAAATAAAATCAATGTTATCAAAAAGTGATTCAAAAATACCAGATCCAAGATTGGGATTAAAGAATCTTTCTCCTGGAGATGTTAAAATCAGATTTTTAATCGACTGAGCAATGGCATTCTCATTCTTCAATGGAATGAGGTCATTTGTCAGGGGATTCTCTTGAAAGGACATACTGATGTCCTTAAATCCTCTAGATGTGCGTTGTGTGACCTCGACAGGCATGAGTATGAGATTGAGACTCCTTCTGCCTTATTTATTACAGTAAATATAAGTTTTTTATTCGTTCAACATTTCTACACCATCTTCATCAAGATTGTCACCAACAACCTCTCTGAGTTCCTTTTCCTTTTGGATTGTCTTACTTGACCAATAATCATTAATTAGTCGCGACTTCTTCCACGCCTTATACATATCTGAATTTTGGTTAGTTGTCATCTGTTGGGTCCTCGGGTTGTTCGGTGTCGGAGTCATTACTCCGTTCTTTTGCTGTTTTCTGGAAGTACTCGTCTATATTAATTTATATAAAAAAAGACCCTCCCGAAGGAGAGTCATATATATCAACGACCTTGACCACGATAACGCTTTTGTTTTGCGTTACAACTTGATGCTGCGTACTTTGTATGCTTACCAGTACCCTGACGAGTCTTCTTTGGTGTAGACTCGATCATCAAGTTGCCCAAGAGGGACTTTTTCATTTTTGCCATAATCTGTTTCTCCTATTAAATCAAATAACGCGAGTCTTTTCGTGACCAACACGGATACGTGGATCACACCAGGTCTCAATACCAAGTTCCTTAGCATCGAGACAGAAGGACACGTCCTCTCCACACATATCTTGTACAGCACCAGATTCAAACTGCTGCATCTTAGGAGCAAACCAAGGATACTCCATACGCTCAAAGACGCCGTTCTTAATCATCACCCAACCAAAACCAGTGTAGTCAACAGTAAAGGGTTTCTTACGCTTGCTGATGGACTCTCCAGTCTCGTGATTCATTACACCACCGTTCTTACGGAATTCATCTTCCTCCAACCAGTGAGCAACGGATGTAGTACGACCATCTTCAGTCATATACCAACCTGCTGCAATCTCTTTCTCATCACCCTCTGCAGGAATAGCAACGTCTGCTAGTTGCCAGAACTTTTCAGTACTGAATACGATGTCACTATCAATCCAAAGTTGATAGTCATAATCTAGTTTGCCATCCCAAGGTTTTTGATTGGGACCACGGAGAACGTTTGCACCCAAAACCTTACAACGGGCAAAGTTAACCATCGATGAGTAGTCCTGACTGATTTGAATACTCATTCCATTCTGAACCAGGTCAAACGATAGTTGGACAAAGCTCTTAAGAAATGTATATGAGCATCCACGACCAGGAAGACAGAAGACAATCTTTTTGCCCCTCCAACGCTCTTTAATTTTGTCGTAGTCCCACTCAGGTCCTTTATTACCTGCTGTAGGGTTATTTGCTTTGACTACAAATCCTTTTGACATTAGTTGTTTTCCTTGTGTTCAGTTCAATTTTAGATGAGTAAAAATAAAATGTCAAGTCAGTTATCTTTAACTTTCTCGATTTTAAAATCTTCGACTTTATAGTCTGTATGTATACCAGTCAGAGCGATTAACCCACTAATGGACAATATATGACGCTCTGCTTCCTCCCGTGTCGGGATATTGTCACAGAAGATCACGCCCGTCGTAGTTGCTTTGACTCGATATGACATAAAAAAATGTATCTGGTCCTTCACCTACCCTTATTTAGGATAGAAGTTTGAGGATGAGAAGCGCGGACCACCCTACAAGTATCCATCCGAAGAACCTCCCAATCAGAAAGAGAGGATACTTGAAGATGAGAAATACGCCAGTACCTAAGAGTGCTAGTAAGATTGTCATAATTTTTTTTAGATTACTGCAATTAAAACCTGGCGGTATATCTCGTACACTGTCAGAGAACCTCTCATACGAGATACCCTCTGAGTGCTACCTCTCATACGAGATACCCTCTGAGTGCTAACGTATTATATGCCAGATCAAGAGGTTTTGCAACCCTGTGGGGATGTTAAAAATTTTCCGAGATTTTTTTTTACCTCTTTGATTTAAGTAGTGCCTTCCAGATCTGAGGACTTGATACCTGAGTATACCAGGGGTTTTTGAGTCATCCAAAATTCTGGGGGATTTTTTTTTCTTAAGACATTTCTCTCTCTCGATTTGTCACCTCTGTAGACTAGGGGGACCCTTCTTTTTTATAAACGCATCGCCGCGCGGCAACGAACCGCCAGAACCGCAATAACTGCTGATTCACGTTATATAAGGGCAAAAGTGTCACGCACGATAACACTTACCGTGCGCCACTAATTAACACTTAATCAACCAACTTTGCCCCCTGCATTGTGTCCATTGCCTCCCCTAAGTTTCACCCCTGCTGCTCTGACCCCTGTGGTTCTGTGCCCACTTGTAAACACTAAGTCTGCCTTTCTTGCCTTCCTTGTTTTTAACTTAGTGATTTTAGGTTCTACACCAGAGGCACGAAGTTCGTCAATAATGTTGTTCAGGTTTTGAAAAGTGTTGGTCATTAGTGAAGCGTTCCAGGTCTCATAATTTGCCCAACCGTTGTAAGTTTGATCAGTCATGTGTGAGTTGAGCAAGTTGCTTAAGGGTGTGTAAAATCTTAGTGGTTTCTATCATAAGATCCTCATCCATACGGGGATCAAAATCATAAGTGCAATCCCAATCTATAGTGCCGTCAGTATTAACAGGAGCACCATAAGGAGTGTCGTTAATAGAATCCATTATATAAGCATTTCCTCCGACAACTATGTAAGTTTGATCAG